TTCATTATAAATCTTTTGAAGTTGATATTTTGCTTCTGACATTTTCTTAAAGTCTTTTGACTTAAGAGCATACATTGCTTTTTGACCTGAAATTTTTATAGTTCGCTTATAATAAGTGTTTAAACTTCCAGTAGCTAATTCATTAACATTTAGTTCATCTAATAACGATTTTAATTCATTAGCTAACTTTTCGTTTTGATATTCATTCGATGTTGGCAAGCTTGTGCTAGCTTGTGCCTCATTTTTATCTAGATTAGTTACTAGTGGTGATGCTAAAACGATTGCTAAAGTTCCCGCAAGTATAGATTTTCTAATTTTCATTTTTTATTCTCCTTAGTAATTAGTACTAATTTATTTTAATGACTAACTAAAAAAAAGTACATTAATTATTCATTAACTATATAGATCTTCTTATTAAATGAAAATTAATAAATTATCAAATTGACATACCTTATTGTATTTATAGAAAAACAAAAAAAGGTAAGCACCGAAATGCTTACCTACTTCCCATAAACAATATAACACATATACATTGATTTGGAAAGCGCAAAAATAAATTTAATATACTAGCCCGAAGGGGAGCAATACATAAAAAATGAAAGGCGCTCCTTGAAAACGCCCAAGGTAATATTAACATAAAATGGCTACTATTGCATTATCTAATTTTATTTAATTAAAACAAATATATAGCACAAAAAAACTAGCCCGAAGGCTAGCTTATGAATAGATGAAAATTTGAACACATTGCTGTGTCTAAAATGATTATAGCATAATTTCAAACTATTCTATAATAAATTAATTAACTTCATATGAAACTTTACACACTTTTTTTCAAAGTGCACTAAAATTACCAAAACTGCTTATTCTATTACCTGCCTTGTCTACCTCTCCTGTCGCTATATAACAACGTTGTCCATTATTAGCAATATAAGTAATCCATCTATAGCCATTAATGCAATATGCGCCGTCATATTTGATCGTTGCGTTATTGGGTAATACACCTGTAATTCTTGAATTAGTTGAATAGCCATCCCTCACGTTATTACCTTTAACATTGGCAACTGTGTAATAACCAGTCTCTTTTTTATACGGTACATTGTTTTTATCGAGTGTATAACCTGCTGGCACTGGTGAATTCTTTTCATTTTTAGCTGGTGTTTTAACATTACTGATACCTGATACACACTTCCAATAAAAATAACCACACCATTTAAGATGCGGTGTAGCGACTGTAATATTTCTATGTTGTTGAGATATATGTATCGAGTGAAGGGCAAAAAGGATATCAATTGCAGGATAAGTGTTAGGTTACTAGGCCACTTAACAGGCTATATAGTTCACTCCTACTATATACACTTAATTATAACATAAAAAGCACCCCGTAAACTATTATACGGGAATGCTAAAGTCATATATACTACGGGGGAGTAGTATGAAAACTATGCTCTCTATCATAAGAAAAAAACACCCAGTGACATGCTTGGGTGAACAAGGATAGATGTAAATAGTTGATGCATGTGTAACACATCATAGCAAAAAACTAGCCCGAAAGCTAGCTATAACATACAATCTAAAAAGACGTCCTTTGAATACGTCTAGAAAGATTATAACATAAAAAAATAGGCAAGTACCGAAGTACCTGCCTAAAAAAGGATTATCCACTTTTTCATCCTAACTGATTTCTCCCCATAAGTCACCTAATATCTGATTAGGTGGGGAAGAACCATTCGTGCATGAATGAGAATTTGATGAAAGATAATTTTCACTACACATATTCAATCAAGACATTGCTTTCTATAATAAACAACTATTTTGTTTTATTTCTTTTCTATAACAACCTTTGTAATTAAGTTGAATCCAGGGTTTTTAATATGCTCTGATAAATCTGGGACAACAAAACCTTTTTCTGTTATAGGGAAAGACTTCGTTTCTTCTTTTTTCTTATTCTTATCATAATAAGTGACTTCGATCTTTGCGCTTGGATCTAATTCAACTACTCTAAACTCTTTATATGCTGTCGCATCTAATGCCCATTCGACATAGTATTCAATTTTTTCTTTTGTAAGTGTAGTCCCAGGTTTAATAGGAAACTCGACATAATGAGGGGATAGCAATTCATTTCCTTTACCATCAACTCCAGTCACATTTACCATCAAATACGGGCCTGTTGGTTCAAAATAACTCGCGTCATCGCCTTTTTTATATTTTCCTTTGTCGAATGAACTTGATGCACTTACCTCATTAGTAATTGAAGAAAATGAGAATAATAACAATAAAACAGTTAAAAATAATAAACTTCTTTTGAGCATGGCGCTTCCTCCAAATATAATATATTTGTTTTTATTTATCTCTTTTTATAGCTAACACCCTTATTTAAGATGATAAATATCAACAACTTCATTTTATATTGAGAAAATATTAAAAATCAATAAAATATTAAAAGAAACTAAACTTACATTAAAAAATAATTAACAAATATTTAACATTTTAACCTAAGAATTAAAACACTTCTTTCACAATCAATCTCTCATGCCATATCCACTCATTATGATTGTTCCAATAAATGCGACACCAACCATCTATAATTTCAAACACATATATTAATGTTCCAGGCGCGTATACAGCCTGTCCAACATCGAATCTATAGTTAGTACGATTATCACCGTATCTAGTGGCTGAAGTAGCACCTAAGCCGTCGATTTTCGCATTAAAATAAGCACCTTTTGACCATTTAAGGTTATAAGGCGCTTTACTTCCAACTGTTATTTTACTTGCAGATTTACCGACTGCTTTTTGAGCAGGTGGTTTAACTTTATTTGTGATCTTATTCATTAAGCCCTCACTTTTATACTTAGGTCTAATAAAGTGAGTACAGCCGTAATAATTATCCCAACGTAACTTTGCAGGCGTATTTGCGTTACCGTCATAGTTCTGTTCCAAAATTAAAAATTGATTTGTATTACCACCATTAAACACTAAACCAATATGACCGTATTGTTTATATATTCCTTTGGTAAATACAGCCACATCACCTATTTGTGGAACAAACGATGGTGTGTTTTCATATACTGTTGCCATGTTTTTAAAATCGTTATTGATTGCATCTTTTGCATTTCCCCACATTCTAATTTCTAACAACCAATAAATGTAATCAACTGCTAAATCTGCACATTGGTAACCATACCAACCGTCAAAATCAATATATCTACCTTGATACCAACGTAACCTTGCTCTTGCTTCACTGTATGTTTTCATTATTTTACCTCCTAGTATTTTCTTCTTGGTTCTTCATATTCTAAAGCTTGGTGGCTATCACCTATACCTTTAGTAGTCGGGTCTTGAATCACACCAGTTAATACTAAAAATCCTAATATAGCGTTTAAACCGTCTGTTAATTGCTCTGTATAAACTTGGATATCATACCCAATAGCTTTTGCGATGTTTTGAGCAAATAAAAAGATAGCTGACAATATCGCTACCCAAAATGATTTTTGTTTCATTCTAATTTTCCAATTAATCATATTCTTATCTCCTTTTACCCAAAATAAAAAGACGACTAATAAGCCGTCTATTTGATATTTATATTATGGTGTGTTAATTTATATATAGAAAAAGGGCAACATGCGCAAACATGTTACCCTAATGAGCCCGTTAAAAAGACGGTGGCTATTTTAGATTAAAGATTAAATTAATAACCATTTAACCATCGAAACCAGCCAAAGTTAGCGATGGTTATTTTTTATTGCTTAATTCAATAAGCTTGATTACTAGACCTATCAATGCAATAAGGAATAAACCAAACTGCAACATGGTACTAATTGTAATCATTAGGCATCTCCTTTCTAAAGATTTCAGTAATGCCAACATAGGCACCACCTCCTTATACTCAGATAGCCACCATCTATCCAACTTGCTCACTTCTGCATATTACCATAATTACAACAATAAATAAAAAGCCAGTGCCGATGCACTGACCAAAAACATTATTTACATTTACGACCATACAAATAACATGATAACCATCTTGCCCAACTCATTATGTCCACCTCCCTTAAGGTAATAACGCAGTAATTGATGCAGTAATGACTGCAATCATAACAATTGTTACAAGCGCCCATATGGCACCTACGAGCCATTTATTTTGGGCGAGTGTCTTTTCTTCATTTTTTTGCGCAACATCTACTTGCGTTTGATATCTTTCTTCAATTCTGTTTAATATCTTTGTTTGCTCTAAATTCTCATCTACAACTTTATCTTGCTTATCTTTAAGTTCTTTATGAGATTCTCTTAGTTCATTATGATGTTGCTTATGTTCCTCTCTAAGTTCAAGCACATGATCAGCTGTTTCGTTTGCTAGTATTTCAACATCATCAACACGTTCAACTAATTCAGAAAGCTCTTTTTTTATTTTCTGAATATCATCCAAAACTACACCTACTTTCTAAGAAAGCTATGAGCGTAATGCTCATAACTTAGTATAGTTACATTATTTCGCTATCAACTGATTTATCAGATGACAAGTCAGTTCTATCCACAACTTCTTTCACAACTTTCACACCGTTTTGATTGCCTGTTAATTGATATAAAAGATTTAAAGTTTCAGCAATCTTTTTAGCGTTTTCCTCAGATTTAAAATCTTGTGCATAACTTGCTGAATCGGACGTTGTAAAACTGCCTACAAAATCTTGATACAAAACGCGCTCTGTTCCCTCTTTGTCAATTTGTACTAAAATAAATCTCTCTGTTTTTTTGATAATTTCATTTGCCATATTAAATGACCTCCTTAAATTTTTGTATAAAAATAGTGCCAAGGATTACTCTTCCTCAGCACTTTTGCTTTTTTCATTTTGTTCTTGTATATATGCTTTTAACATTGCATTTTCTTGTGTTAGTCTTGTGATTTCTTGCGATAAATAGTGAATTGTATATTGTGGATTGGCTTGTAAACCTTGATTGCTATCATTCATTTATTAATTCCTCCAGTTTTTCGATTTTTGATTGCTGGTTTTTAATAATAGGTATTAAATGAACCCAAAGTCTATCGTATGCGATACCTTCGATTTCTCCGTTGTCATCATAAATAACAAATTCATTAAATCCTAATTCTTCAACCTCTTCCGCTATTAAGCCAGTATGTCGACTAAGTTTAAAAGTATCATCAGATAACTTTTTACCACTTTCCAATTCTTTAGCCATTATTTCCGATTCATATTTGTCAAACCATGTACGAATTGGAAGCTTTAAAATCTCTTTTGAATGACTGAACTGATCGTCTTCATTGATGTATTGATTTTCGATTGAAATTTTATACTTTTTGGCAGAAGTAGCACGCCCAATTGTTCCAGCAGAAGTAATGTGTAAGTTAGCAGGTGCTGAATAAGTACGCTTATAAATAGAATTAGAAGCGACTCTATCGCCAGCATTATCAGAACCTACCGCCAATAAATCATAACTTTGAATGCTAACGTAACTATTTCCATCTCTTCGTTTAACTATGTTGAATTTGCCCATACCTGACTCAATTGTAGTGTCTCCGCCTGTAGCATAGTCACCATTAACGACTTGAACCAATCCTTTATTGCTACGTTTAGAAAATCTTAATCCAGCACCGTACTTATAGTTTTCATCTGAACCAAACATGATATAACCGTCAGTTTCGTATGCACTATCAGCGTTTGATAATGTGAATGCGAATCGGTTTAAACCAGGTTTATTTTTGGTGTTCGGAGATAAATATATCGGTGCTTCTCTACTTTCAATATTAGCTGAAGCATATGAATCGATAATAATTCGGTTGTAGTCAGATGTTAAAGCGACTACACCGCCATAAGAATTGATTGTTATGCCATTCATACCGCTATCACTGTAAGTTTTATCCCACCATTGAATAGTACCGGATGAACCTCCGTCTTCGCCTTCTCCATCAATATATGTTGAAATACCAAAATGTGACATATAAAGTGAACCGCCTGCGGTATTATTTCTAAACCTTAGATGTCCATCTTTAAGACGTGTGAATATATCATCGGTTGATCGTTTGCCTTTCCAAGTTCGTTGTACGATTCCGCCAAGTTCAATAAAATCATTTTGAACTTGTACATAACGGTTAGCATTTCCGCCTTTAATACCAATTCTATTCACATTGATGTCAAGACCTTCATTTGATAAGTTTAGGCTATTAACAATGTCATTTTTACCAACTTTGTTATTAATATTATTTGCGACTACATTAAATTCTCTATTCGCTGTTATATCAACTTTATCGCCACTAATTTTCACGCCATCTTTATCAATAGTATGTGAAGTAATCGCCCCATTTTCGTCATACCTTAAATAGATGCCTTTCATAGCATTTACAGTGATGTCTGCTAACACTCTTGATAGTGTTCTTTTAGAAGCATTAAACTCTTCTTTTGTAGTTCTTAATTTGATTTCCTTACCATTTTGTATAATTTGAGAACCATAGCGAGTCAATGTTTTCCTCTGTGCATCTGTGCTTTCTTTGACCTTGTTGTCTGTATAAGCATTAGCTTTCTTTTCAGCGTTTCTAGCCTTTAGTTCTGCGTTTTGTTTTGCCTCTTCAAGTTTAGCTTGAGCATCTTGTATAGCGCGTTGCTCTTCTTCCGAAATTTTACCATCAGCATACGCTTGCGATTCCTTCTCTTTAAGATCATCTTGAGCATCAATGTATGATTTTAAAGCTTCTTGCGCTTCTTGATTTGCTTGTTCAATACTTGCTTTAATCTCAGGATTATTGGACAAATCACTTAACTGGTCATCAGTATATTGTTTTTGTTCTTCCAATCCGTTTCGATATTCGTTTAACGTAACTTTATCTTTGATTTCACCTTTTAAAGTCGTTCTCTCAGCTTCAGCAGTATCTAAACGTTCAACAATACCGTCTTTGTCTGTTTTATAGTCCGATGTTTTTACATAGTCACGTAATTGTTCTTTTGTGGATTCTCTAGCTGCTTCAATAGCTGATTTAACAACATTAGGTTCTCCGACTAACTGCAAATCTTCATTCACCGTTAAACCAAATTTTGTTGCTATTATTTCCAACGCTTCTTTATATTTTTCATCAGTGTATTGTGACTGTAATAATTTAAATCTATCTGAAATGGCGATTTTGACATCTTCTACATCTGTATAAACATCTTGTAATTTCTTTCTATACTCAAGAAATAAAGTTTTTGTATCTACCAACCGACCAATCGTTGCAGTTTCGGGTGTCATAGATTCTAAATTATTTTTAATTTGATTATAAACATCAATCACAGCGTCTAAACTTGCTTGTAAGTCCGCTTTCAAATCATTATCTACTAAGTACTCGCTATTCAGTAATTCTGTAGCTTCTGACAAAAGACTAGCGTGTTGTATAGATAAATTAATAAATATATTGTTTAATTCACTGAATAGCGCTTTCTCTCTTGTTATACCACCTAATTTTTCAACATCATTTGGTGTTTCTTCAATCCATCGACCATTCCAATATCTACGCAAGACAGCAACATCAGGGTTACTTGTATCATACCAAAGCATATCATTGACTGGATTTTCTGGCGGTGTATCACTTTTGTGTATTTTGCGTTCAAAGTATTCTAATTCACTATCTACAACATCTTTTACTATAGTGTTGATATTGCTAATATTATCGTTTAACTTTTGATGTATTATGTTCAATCGCTTGTTAAACTCTTCTCGTAATTCTGATTCTTTGAACTCTTTAGGTTGACCGAATGTATATGTGCTATTTTCTGAAATTATGTTATATTCTTCGGCAATAACTTCTGCCTCTACATACAATGGCGGGTTAAAATCTCTATGTTTTACTCTGACTGTATCACCAATTGATATAATCTCGTGCGGATACGTAACTTCCAAATCAGTAGAAGTAATCTCATATGACATAACTGCCGACTTACGTTTATTTAACTCTGTTTTGGCTAAAGAACGCAACCGTGTTTCATTCATATTTTGATCATCTGATTGAGGTTCGTATATTCCCCAAATATAACGGGTAGGTAAGTTGAATTGACTTTGTGCTTCGTCATCTGTCACAACTAACTCTAAACGCTTTCCTTTGTCGTTTTCGGGTCCCACAGCAATTAATGCTGTTTTGATTTCTGACATATCAATCTTCCTAGTTAACCCAACCAAATCTTTACCATACTCAATTTCTTTACCTTTGAATAAGCTGTTTTTCTTTTTGAGTACCACATATCTACCTTTGACGGTATTAGAACTAAGCTCTATATAAAAATCCAATACCATTTTATAGGTTGTACATAATTGCTTTAAAACTTCATATCTAGTTTGATAAGAAGTCCATGACGTAGTACGTAAGCCATCGTATTCGGTTTGTTCAGAAACTTCCCAACCTGTATCACTCAACACATCTTTCAATGCTTCTGAAGTTATCTTTTTCTCAAATTTGCCTGGTGCATACGGTTTAGCTGTTGTTATATCAGCAAGATAAGACGCTATACATTCTATCTCTGTGTAGCCGTCCATCGTATCTTGAACCCAGTTAATAATAAATTCACGCCATTGTTTGTTTGAATCCCTTATAATAACACGATGTCGTTCACGGAACTTTTCAGCTCTTTCTGATGATATGAGCAGTTCAAGCATTTCTGAATTGTCATTAACATTACGTTTATGAATCGCTCTAACTAAGGAAGGGTCATCAGTAGAAAGGAAATCTATAATCTTGTCGTTAAAATCTAAAACATGTATCACACTCTCATCTCCTTTCTATAAATATCTATCTTGCCATTTAACCGTCGTATCAAAGACGTTTTCAGGTTGTATGATTAATTCACTGTACCCAGAATCAACATTGAAATAATTACTTCCAAACGATTTCTCGCTCAACATTGGTTCCTCATTGATGACAACACTTTTTGCTTGCATATCTATTTTCACTAAATCACCTTTTTGTATAATGACATCCCTTGCGCCTTTCGGTTTCGGTAGAATCTCCGTATTGAATGAACCTAATCCATTCATCTCCATCCACTTATAACCGTTATACTTCGCACTATAGATAGCTATGATAGAAGCTGGACGCTGATAAAACTTACCGCCATCTATCCACTCTTTCTCATCCATATCAATAGGTTTACGTCTATCTGGGTCTTTAATGTGATCAAATTTCCAAGTTTTAATAGAAAATTTATTACCTACTCTTCTGAGCCGCATATAAACAACGATTCTGTCCAAGTTATACATTATCGGTTTATTCTGATAGTCGTATATCTTTTTGGGGTCTCCTTTTTGGTTATACAACGTAACAACAATATGTCCTATTTTTCTATCATGATATTTATTTTCATAACCAATAGAAGCAAGTAACTTACCATCACTATCATAAATATGTTGTGCTGTTCTTCCGGCACCTTTACCTTTTTGTTCAACAATACATTTATAGGTAATTTGAAAATCTGTCATCGCTTTAGGGAGCCCTCGTTTCGTGCCAGCACCAACCCAACCTTTTGCATCAGGAAAATTAGTTGCTTTATATCCTTCGCCAAGATTGGATATCACAAAGTCACCGCCGACCTTACCACCTAAATCATTACTTGGAATATCTTCAGTAATCATCTTAGTCCAACCTTTGAAATCACGAAACTCACTATGATAAACAGGAGGCATGTAATCCTTAACTTCTTTGGTTACCTCATCATCACCAACCATAAAATAATCTTCATCATTTTTAGTGATCATAAAGTAACTAGATGGTTTAATTGCTCGGGCTTCAACAATTAAAGGAGTGTCAGCAGTCCCACTATTTACAACTGAAACTTGGTCTGAAATCGCAGTATTTTTATTTCCTGTTACTGAATATTTGTAAGGGTCTGTTAGTACTACTTTGATAGTGAACTTCACTGAACCTCTTGGGTTTTTCGGTAATTTTAATGGTCCATCAAAGTATGCAAACCAATACCAGTTTTGAGATTTGAATTTAAGTTTTTTCGGCTTTAAATTGTCAATATCAAAAAATTCAACTAACTCTTCCAATATATCGTCATGCGTTTTTTGTCCACCTGGCGCCAAGACTTCATTTCTAATTATTAGAGGTAATTCAAATTCGATATCATTTAGATAACGAGCTTTAGCAATAGAACCTGTTCTACCTTTCACACTTTCTTTTTCAGTAACAAAATTAAAAGAGGGTATCTCAAACCCTCTTTGTACAACTAACCATTCAATGGTTTTATTGTCTATTTGAATTGTATCTTGCATTAGATTATCGTGCCTCCTCTTCTAAATCTAACTCTTGTAGATTCGTGACGCTCTCGTTTATCGATAGAATTATTTACCTCATCTTCAAACACATACTTATTAATAACTGGTTCGTAATCCTTATCTGCAATAACTTGATTAGACTCAACCAAACTAACCAAACAATTAATAACCGCATCCAGTTTATTCTCCAATGTATGAATATAGTTTGTATCACTATTACTTATACTTGGATTTGGTAAGTTGTTTGGTCGCTTATTTTTAGAGCGGTTATCAATATCGTTAGCAGCTAAAGCTAATAATTTGTGTGCTTCGTTCGCTCTACTTGGATCAGTAGGTATTATCCACTCTGGATATCCTTCTTCCCCTAAGTGGTACAATCCGTTATAGACTTTGCCACCAGTAGCATATGCGTAATCACCAGCGCGTTTGAACGCAGCTCTCCATGAGCCTGTTCTTGGTACCCATTTACCCACAATATATCTCATAGCCGATATAGCTTGATGAGTTGGGTTGAGAGGATTATTGTAACCCGACTTTGCGTACGCTCTAAATGAAGGATCTATCATTTGGAACATACCTCTTGAAGGTATACCAGCTCTTGCGTTGCTATCCCAATTATTGACTGCATTAGCTGTATAATTGGATTCACGACTCGCAACACGCATCATCTCGTTAGTAATCCAACTCGCCTTATACCTTCCTCCTAAAATATTTTGAGCAGCCTTAATAGCTCGTCTAGCATTAGCTGCACCATTACCACCGGGTGTACTTTTGCCGCCCCCATTATTCTTTCTTAACCACGGTAACGGGTCTCTATGTCTTCCATTCCAACGCATCTCATAATGTAAGTGAGGTCCTGTACTAAACCCCGTATTCCCCGATATACCAACAGTCTGGCCGACCCTAACTTGTTGACCAGTTTTAACTTTATATTTAGATAAATGTGCATAAATAACTTCTAAGGCGCCCTTTACAATTTTCACCCATTTTCCATAACCACCATTATGAAAAGGCATAACTTGTGCTCTACCATTAATGGTTGATGGAACAGGTTCGAAAATGTAATCAAAATCCAGACCTTCATGGAATGGGCGTCCGGTTTCTCGTGTATAAGCAGCAGTGTGACCGTATAAGTAACGTAATTTATTCATATCTAATACACCGCCATCACCCGACTCTGCGAAAGCATCCTCAAGCCACTTGATTGCACTTTTCTTAATCTTAGACCATGCAGCTTTTGTTATATCGCCAGCAATACCCATACCTTTAGTTAGAGAACTGAAATCAACTCCAAACGCTTGAAGTACATAATTTAAAAGTTTGCCTGGATTATCGATAAAGTCCATGACATCACCAACTTTATCGCCAAGCCACTTTGTACCTTTACCTATTTGATCTTTTGTCCAGTTAAATGCCGATGATGCACCGGATTTAATATCTTTCCACATAGTACCTATGCTAAATCTTGGAAGCGTTCCATTTAACATTGAATAAGTTTGTGCGCCGTTATATACTTTTGAACCTTTAGGTAAGTACGCTGTCGTATCTGTATTAGGCGTAAGTACCCGTTTGCCATTAGGGAATTCAATCATTTCATTTCTGAAACCATTCGGACCATTTCCACGTCCTTTATCCCCAACCGTAGCGAACGTATCCCGCGCAATCTTACCGTTCTTAACTAATCTTGTAGTAGTATGCGTATGTTCAGTACCAGTGTGTAACTTCGGTATTTTGTCCATACCCAACTTACCACCGACCCAGTTTAAACCTTCAATTAATTTATTAAGACCTCTTTTAACAGCGTCTACCATACCACCGATATGATCTTTAATTTTACCAATGATAGATTTTAAACCGTCACGCATGCTTCCAAAGATGTTACGCACTCTATCCCATAAGCGACCAGCTATACCTACAGTGTTATCTTTAATAGAGTTCCAGATGTTTGACATCCAATTTCTTAATTTAGTAAATATATCTTTCGTCGCATTCCATAAACTTGTGAATTTAGACCTTACACCCGTAAATAACGAATGAGCCTTGCCGACGGTATTGCTTTTGATATTATTCCACGTACTAGATAACCAGTTTTTCATATTAGTGAAAATAGATTTAACACTATTGAATAAGAAACCAAAAATACTTTTTGTTGCATTCCAAATTGCCGATAATGATTTCTTGAAAACGCCTATTATAGCAACCCATATAATAGTTATTAAACCTTTAAGTAATCCACCAAAGTATCTCACTACACCTAGAATTTTACCTACAAAGCACAGTTGTATTAAATTCCAAATTAACTGCACAGTACCTTTCAGTATCATTACAATGCCGTCCCAAACGCCTCGCCAGTTTCCTGTGAAAAGACTAGAGAACACTTTGATAATACCCAAAATAATATTAATAGCCCCTTGTATTACACCTTTGATATTTTCCCAAGTGCTGACAATCAAAGCTTTAACCGCCGGCCAAATAAATTGCATCACTTGCCAAATCGCAAACATGATTGGTTTAATAATAAAGTTAAAAATAAATTCAAAGGTTGCTTTAATGAAACCAGCTATATTTTGCAAAGCTTGTGTTATTTCTGAGCCGTTCTCTTTCCAGAAAGAGGCTAATTGAGCGCCTATCTCTTTGGCGAAACCAACGATTGCATCAACTACTTTAAAGAAAGTTGTTCTAATCGTATTAACTACATTTTGTATTCCTGCTACAGTTTCGGGTGGAAATATCTTCTCTAGGGTAACCGCGCCTTTACTATCACCTTTGAATAAATCAAAGAAACCTTGTAACGCTAGTTTAGCTGCTTTAAATGCGTTTGCTACACCAGAGATTGCCTGATTTACAATATTTCTAAAAGTTTCTGAACGTTTATAAGCTTGATAGAAAGCTATGCCAATACCAACTAATGCACCTACAATTAATGTTATGGGTAACGTTAAACTGGATATCGACACACCTAAAATCGGAAATAGTTTAACAAGTGATGCGATTTTAGTTCTTAAAAACGCGAATATACTACCAGCTTTATTAACGTTTATTAACAAGGGTCCTAAAACTGTCATTGCATTCCCCATCACGCTGATAAACAAACCGAACATAAAAACTAAAGGACCTAAAACTGCTGCAAATAATCCAAACCCAACAACCGCTAATTGAATTGACGTTGGTAATTTAGTAACCCATGTCACTACTTTGCTAAAAGCACTTACTATAATCTTTAGTGCTGGTTCTATTCTGTCATAAATCGTTAAGGCTAGTTCTTCTAATTGCGACCTTAAAGTTCTTAATTTCCCACCTAAACCAGATTCCATTGTATCGGCCATTCTTTTAGATGCCCCGGTAGATGAATCTATAGATTTGGTTAACTTTTGATAGTCTTCATCAGAAGCATTTATAATTGCTAATGCTCCTGACATCGCTTCTTTACCAAATATTGTAGCTGCAGAACTAGCTTGTTGGTCTTTTGAAAGATGTTTAAATTTTTCTCTCAGTTGGTCTAAAAGCTTTCGCATAGGAATCATTTTCCCATTACTATCTGTAATAGATATTCCTAAGCGCTCCATTTCATTCCCCATAGCTCTAGTCGGACTTGAAAGATTGGTGAACATTGTTCGTAACGCTGTACCTGCTTTTTCACCTTTGATACCAGCATTACTCATTAAACCTATCGCAATAGATGTATCTTCAATCGTGTAACCTAACGCACCTGCTACAGGAGCGACATATTTAAAAGCTTCTCCGAGCCCTCTAACATCCGTATTTGCCTTCGAGCTAGTTTGTGCTAAAACGTCCGCAAAATGACCACTATCCTTTGCTTTTAAACCAAATGCCGTTAGTCCATCTGTAACAATGTCACTTACTGCTCCCAGTTCTTCGCCAGATGCTGCCGCTAAATCCATAACTCCGCTTAAACCTTCCATCATTTGCTTAGAATCCCAACCAGCAAGTGCCATGTAATTTAATGCTTCAGCCGAATCTGATGCGCTAAATTTTGTTGTTGCACCCATTTCGCGAGCCTTTTTCTTCAAAGCTTCAAACTCTTCACCAGTAGCACCTGAAGTTGCTTTAACTTTTCTCATACTGTCATCGAATTCAATACCTTTTTTAGCTGCTACAGCAAACCCAGCAACCACCGGCGCAGTTACATACATAGTCATGTTACGGCCTACATTTTTCATACTGTTACCAATTTCTTGAAGTTTAGGACCAAAATTATTAAAGTTGGTACCAAGTTTTCCCATTGCAGTATTTAATGCTTTCTGCTCTCTTTGCATGTCTTTTAATTCTTGTGTGGCTTGGTTTAACTCTCGCTCATATTGGTTTAATTTAGCGTAAGCTTCATTGTATTTAGCAGCCGCAGCTTGTGTCTTTGCACTGTTTTCACCAGTTTCTTTACTAAGTTTGTCATAACTATCTTTCAGCTCTTTAGTAATCTGGGCTTGAACTTTTTGTTTTTTACTTAAACCTTCGACTTTTATCTTCGACTTTTCTAATGAATTATCATATCTAGAAAATTGTGATAAATTAGCCGAAAACTCACGCGAAACCATTTTCATTTGCCTATTTAAACCTGTCACACCTCTATTGAATCCAGAACCATCTAAATCAACCTTTATGACCATATTACCTATAGGATTAGGCATTTAAAAACCTCCTTTCTTCCAAGATGTAAATAAAAAATCAACCTTTAAAGGCTGATTAAAAAATATCTTTAAAACTTTTCGCAGTTCGCTTTGTTTCAATCTTCGATTCGACAATGTCTAAAAAGAAGTGTATCGGCATGTTAGCCACTTTTTCTGCATCCATGCCGTTTTCTATCAAATCTTTAGCTATTTTCCTGTAATTGTTGTAGACAGCTTCAGGTGTTAAATCTTCTTTTCTTATTTCTGATTCTCTGTCACGAACTTTTTTGTATCGCTAGGTTCCCCACCTGTAATGCGTCCAATTAACTGTCCAATCTTTTCAATACCTTCTTGACCATTTGGTAATCCTTTTTGAAGTTCTATACTAGTAAATTGATTATCAAAAGCTTCAACGATGAAATCCAAAACTTCTTCCAATACTTCCATTTGTACAGCCATGTTGTTTTCGTATTCTTCTTGCTTGTTTTTGTATTCTTCCTGTTCTGTCACACTTAAGTTATTAAATTCTTCTTCTGTTAGATCTTTAAAATCAGCCCCCTTAAAGGCTTTGTTAAGTTTCAAACCTAATTTTGAACCTTGAATTGTTTCAAACAAAGTAATAATCGGCTTTGCTAAATACTTTTGATATTGCGGCTTTCCTGTTTTTGTAAATCCTGTAATTAATTCAATTGATGTACGTTCCATTATTAAATTCCTACTTTCTTTTTAATTTGGCCAAAATAAAAAGAGGGCGTTAAGCCCTCAAAACTTACATTTCTAAATTAGATTGTACTGTAATTTGCACAGTATCAGTTTGCTTTCCTGCAGTCGCTGTAACGGTCGCATTACCTTCCGCCAAACCTTTAACGAGACCAGTTGATGTTACGCTAGCATACGTTTGCCCCTCAGTCACTGCATAAGTTACTTTCTGTCCAGATGGTTCGGTTGTGGCTGATAGTTGTTTAGTAGCATCAACTTTAACTGTAACTTGTTCATCAGTGACGTTTACAGAAGTGACTTCAACTTTTTCTGTTTTTTTCATTTCTTTTTCTACAGGTTCCATATTTTGTTCTCCTCGACTAGACATGAATTCATCATAAGTTTTACCAAATGTTTCCATGAATACATAATCGCGCCCTGTAGTGCTTCCTTTTTTATCATAGCCTGTAACATGCGAGCTTTCATCAAATAAACGATCAATAAAGTTACCTTCTACATCATCATTTTGGAATTCAACCTTATCTTGTTTCGTTTGCCCTTTGATGCTTGAACGAGTGAATTTACCTTTGAACAAGCCAACCCATTCTGAAGACTCATCATGATTACGTCTTTCAAATACAATCGCTACATCTGGCGGAATATCCTTAGCTCCATATTTATAACCACCTACACCTTTTTTAGCGCCATTCAAGAACGCCTTATCGTCAGCAGGAACAGTAACAAATGTTGTCTTAACACTCAGTTTACCATTAGATACAGCAGTTGCTGCGACCATATCATCTCCATAATCTTCCTCGGTATCTTGTGGACGGTCTACTTCAATTTCTTTTAAGAAACGAATACGTGTGCCAGCTCCAGTTTCCCATTCATTTTCTGTATCTTTTAAAATAGGTGCATAATAAAAGTTTGATACCCCAATTGCGATACCCGAAACTCCTGTATCTGCAAAATGTTGTAAGTTTAATTTTAAAAATCTTGGTGCTTGTTTCAATTTTTCAATCATTTAATTTTCCTCCAATTTCATTGATAAAATCGAGCCTTTTGCTCTTATAATATGTCTGAATGACATGACGTCACTCTCGTATAACGGTTCTCTGTAATAACATTGAAAATTTATCACTTTGAGTAACTCAACAATTTTTTCTGCTTGCTCGTTCGGTTCATCTTGAGACCACCAAACATCAATTTGGTAATGGTATTCTCTTGAAATCTCGTTATCATCAGCGTATGTGTCAGGATTGAACGGTAAGGGATATATACGAATAATAGGCTTGTCAGTTTTTTCGTGAAAATGGTCATCTATAGTGTAGTTAAACACATTCACTTCATCTGTAATGTTATTTGCAATAATAGCGTTTCTAATTATTTTGGTAACATTAATCATTTTTGCAACCTCTTAGCAGTATCAAGCATTGTTTTTAAAACTTTGTTTTTCCCTTGCTTTTCTGTTTTTGTTATAAACAATTGTGGTTTTTGGTACATTGTTCCAAATTCTGTTGCATGAATACGGTGTGAGACGCCTTTAGCGTAACCAATTGTAACGATTTTCTCACTTGTGTGTCTGTCTGTTTTCACATTAGAAACAGCTATGTGATCGCGAGCATGCTTTTTAGTATTCGCAAAAGGTGTATTACTTTTTAAAAGCGGGACTAATGACATAGCCCCAGCTTTGACAATTACATTACTATTTAAATTCATTTTTAAAACTGCATTTTTCAAACCTTGTTCAATGTTATTACTTTCAATTCTTGCCCCCATTAAATGACCACCTCGCCATAGATACGCAAATAAGATTTATCTTGATAATCTGGCTTTACATATTTGATGTTAAACCTTTGCCCTTCATGCAAGACGTAATGCTTATTTGTTGGTTTATAATCACCTCGTGTATCTCTGATAATAATAGTTTTAATGAATTTGCTACCTGTATTGAGATTCGTTTGAGTGTCGGATTCTTTAGATTCTTGAATGCAAGCGAAACAAGAGTATAATATTTTCGTCTTCGGTTTCATCGGATTTCCGTTCACTCTCTCGCTTACATCTTCACAAAAATCTATGCGTTCATTTAATTTATTGGAATTAAATTTCATCATTTTCACTCTCCAAAAATTGCTCAAATGAACCTCTCAACTTATGCACAGTACTCAAAACCATATGAGGCGCAAGCGATAAATCCCTATCCAAATAAGCAATACGGTTTTCAAAATAGTAACTTGCTAAAGGGTATATAGCACGAGCAAATAGAGGATGACTTTTAAACCAATCAATATATTTACTTGGTTCATCCGTAACAGCGCTAGCTATTTCATGGAATGCCCAAGAGTAATATATTCCTAATAAGTCGTCCTCTGAATTGTGATCTATTTTGCAATGCTTTTTTAATAACTTAAGTTCCTCAGCTGTTAATTGCATTCAATCACCTATTCTTCTTTCACTCTTTCAAGTATTACTCCATGCTCTTTCAGCTTTTTGTTAACATATTCAGCACGTTTTACTGTCATTTCAACACGTTTACCTGACTTTAAATACTGGCCTTTTTCCAAGTCAGTATAAGATTTCTTCACTTCATACATTGCCATAGTTTATCACCTCTTTATAAAGTATCGAGCGCTTATTATGCTTCTAAGCCAAGATCGCCTTCACCGCGTTCACTATCATCATATTCAATCACAATTGCTGATTTATAATCTAGAATTCTACAGTCTTGACGTACAGCAATCATTAAACATTCTCCGAAATGCATGTAGTCAGTCCATGATGCTTGGTATTGAGAGCGGTCAAATAAAACAATCGCATCTTTTAAGTTACCGATAATCAAAGTGTTATTACCTTTTTGCCCTAGTACTTCATCAGGTAAAATTTCGATTTTAGCTCCTAATAAACGCTGTTGCGTTTTTTCTTTAACATCTGGCTGGATTAAATAGTTTCCTAGCTTATCTTTCATTTTGTCTAATTTTGCAAACATAGTTTGCGAAACAATCGCAACATTATGTTCGTAATTCGGCTTAACATTCAGGTTAATAGCATCTTTAATATCATCTAAAGATTTTGCTTTTTTAACTTCTAATTTCTTGCCTTCTTTTTCAAAACCTGAACTTGTAGAATCCGTTGATCCTTTAGTGATAACATCAATAATTGCTTTGTTTCGTGTTGCTGCAATAGTTCGCGCCATCCATAGTTTCAATTCTTGCAAAACATTCACTTTTGCATCTTCGATTGCTTCACGTGAAATTCGGAAGTAACCACGGTGTGTATTAATGTCATATGCTAATTGGAAGAATGGTTTAACTGCTAATTCAGGGTTTTCTTCTAATTCTTCAACTTTTTCAAGGGCTGCAACTTCTGATTGTCGTACTACCGGATATTTACCAGAACCATTTGTAACACGTTTGACCGTCACATACTTATCAAGATTAAACTCAACCTCTTTTAATTTTAAAATATCTGTAACAATTTCCTCTGGAATAACTACAAATCCTGAGTCTGTTTTTAACGAACCACCTTGAATATCATTGCGTGTTTCAAGGTATTCAGTAAAATCTCTAACTTCTTGTGATGTTACCTTTGTGTTTTGAATCGAAATACCTAAATCATTAATGTTTGCTTGGTTTCGATAAGTACGTGCTTCGTTTAATTCAACTGTTTGTGGATTGTTTTCTGAAGTTCCATCTTTTTCTTTTAGCTTATCTAATTCTTCTTGTTTTTCTTGGATTTGAGAACGTAAATCAGTAATTTCTTGTTCTAATTTTTCTGCTTTTTCTAACTCATCGTTATTAAGTGCTCGCGTTGCATACTTCACCTTTAAATCAATTTGTCTTTTAATGTCTGAAATCTCAGATTGTAACTTTTCTTTTGTTTTCATTTAATTTCCTCCTAAAATTGGCATAAAAAAATAGACATCGCTATATTCAGCATGTCCAATGGCTGTATTTGATAATGGTGTTCAACTTCACCAAATATTATTTAATATAGAGTGTTTCTTTAGTCTTATTTCTAATTCTTTTTTACGTTGTTCTTTTTTAACGGTTTCAATACTACGTAATGCTGGTTTAACATCAGTGTCTTTATAAGCCGGATAAGTCACTACAGAAACATCTGTAAGTTCACGAATTGCTGTTAAAGTACGTTTGTAAATGTTTTCTTGTTCATCAAAACGCACTTCATCGCCTTTATCGTCAAGCATAAAACCAAACGAACATTGATTGATGTTGCCTACACGCATGTTCTCATATAAATCACGTGCAAATGTTGTGTTTGGTAACTTACAACGATATTTAAGTCCAACATCATCAGTTTCGAGCTCCAAAGTACCCGATTTTGTCCTACCAATTATTTGCGATGGGATATGATCTACTAAACAACGCACATCAGATAAATCAGTGTTTTCTAAAGCGCGACGTGAAATCGTTTCTTTGAATCCACCAAGATTTTCAGACCAAGTATCAAACTTTAACGCATACCCCTCTATGACCATTTCGTTGTCATCATTTGAGCGTACCTCAATAATGTTGCCAACTCTCGTTTCCTTACTCATTTTCCTCACCACCTTTCAATTTTTTATCAGTAGCTCTCGATTTATTCATCTGATACTCATCTACAAGTTCAATATTCACATGGTTTAAATCGACTCTGTGAATACTACCATTACCGCCTGGTATTGGCGCTAATCCATCACGTTGTCTAATTTCATCAATATTCATCTTTCCAGAATCAATGTTAATTTTGTCAATTTCAGCTTGTGTTTTCTCATCAACAACTCGTATTTCAGTGGTATCAAATTTAAATTCACGATTCACATGTTCATCATTAAACTTAAAATTCAATTCTGCACAAACGCATGTAATATAAGGTTTTAAAGTTGATAAGTAATCTAAATTAGCATCCGTGATACTCATGTTCGCTGTTTCTATGCCGAACTTATGCAATGGAATACCAAATACACCTGCTATTTCTCTTGTTGATGATTTGTTTTCTCTGATAAGCTTTAAAACTTCTGTATCAACTTCTAATTGATCAAACGTCATTGATTCATCGAGTACGACAACTTTCCCCGCTTGTTTAGTTCCACTAAAACTTTTGTGAAATTCTTCTCTGGCACGGTCTCTTGCTTTTTTATTATCTAATACACCTTTCATTTTCAAAATACCACCAGCATGTGTGCCATTTCGCAAGAAATTGTTAAGGAAATCTTTTCCATTGTTATCTGATTCTATCGTGCGACTTAATGTGTCTAACAGTGACAAACCATTTATACCATCCAACGAATAAAATTTGATGTCTAACATATCCTCAAACTTAACATGACGCTCTATATTATTTCCGTTACTGTCTATCCTTTGATGAAAATAATACAGTCGACCTCTTGCGTCTGATTTCAATTCTATTTCGGATGTCTTTCTGAACGTTAAATTCATAGGTTCTCCTGTTTTATCACGTGTAATTTCAATATAGCCGTGCGATGTTAGTAAGGCACTAACAAACACTACTAATTTGAATATATAGCCGTTATACATTGGGTTAGGACGTGTATTTAACAAATTAACAATCCTGTCACTATAATTAATTTGACCGTTCACTGTCACCCTAATTGGCATGCGCGCCAAATCAGAAGCAATCATCATAACTGCAGTAAAGATGTCGCTATGCCTAATTGCTTCTATATCTTTATATTGTCGTAATTTTGTTCCTTGAAAACCTGGCAAAGTTTGAACCATCATTTGCAAATCATCTTCGTTGTATTGCAAGTCTCGTTTTTCATTTTTATAAAAAATTCCCACAATTACTAACTCCTTTCTTGATTGCTTTCATGATTTAAAATCAACGAAATAACAATCAGTGTTATACCAGTGCATAAAAGCCCTATATTTTGACCGAATGCTTTATACACAGAAACGTTAACCACAAACAAACCTAATAAAAAAAGGATGCTAACCAAATTAGCAACCAAGAAATTAAAAAAGACATTTATTTTATTCAAGTCCATTTTGTCACCACCTTTAAAATCCGAATTCTTCGCTTTCATATTTCTCCGTCCAATTTTCTTGGAATTCGTGCATTCTAGCCTCAGTGAAAGCTGTGATAATCGAAATAATCGGATCTATTTTTTGACGATTCATTTTTTTATTTATTTTCACATTGTCTTCTCCGTCACGAATCAAAACGGCATTATTAACTGACGTTGTAAGTAACATATTATCGTTATGCTGTATTCTTTCATCTGCAACCCACATTCTAAATTCTTTAATAGATTGTGATAACGCCTTAAAACTTTGTCCCACTTCAATAAGTGGCCAATCTAAAGCCATTGATTCGATTGTTGTTATAAAACTTTGCGCATTCCAAGGGTCATAGCAAACAGCCTGTACATTCAGGTCATGCGTCGTTATAAATTTCACTATAAAATCGATAACTTGTTTATAATCAATCATGCCGCTATCTGATTGTGTAGTCTCAGCTTCGCCACGTTCAATCGCTAATTCATAATTTATTTTGTCTCTCTTAGATTTTTGTTCTAAGTTTGTTCTTAATCCAATGAAAGAATGACTATGTAAAAACACTTTTTTATCGTCGTTAGGGAAAATAAACCCTACAGATGTTAAGTCATCCAATCTCGATAAGTCGACACCTATATACACATCTTTACCATTGATATTAGGCATAGGCGTTATTACTTGTTCCCAATCTGAAATATCTAGCAAGCTATCTTCTCTTTGCGCTTGCCATAAATTGAAGTTTTTAATCAAAATCTTATGATATGATGTCCCTTTTTCTAATTCGTCTTGTATATCAGCTTTTACATTTTGAAGTATAGTTTTTCTATGTTCTTTTGATTCTAAAAGCGGCATTGCTTTAATCCACTTTGTTTCATCTTGAACTTCTTCTTGTGAATCCATTTCAGCACAATATACAAAGTAATTATCAGCTCTTACTTCTTCATTTAAAATACGTTTAATATACTTATACTCTTGGTACATTTGACTATTTAAATTGTCTCCGGCCGTTGAAACAAGTAGGGTTAAAGGATTTTTTTGTAATGTCATACCTGTTTTAAACCTTGAGTACATCTCATCATCAGGCATACTTGCCAATTCGTCCAAAATAGCAACTGTAGGATCTTTACCATCAACCGCATCTGGGTTATTGGAAAGAGGTGCAAACACTGAACTACTTAATACATCTTCAATGTCTGTCTTTCTTACGTCTGTTTTTTCACGGATAAACTTGCTTTTACTTCGCATTAGGTTTACTTGTTGGCTTGCCATCTTGAATATTGTTTGCGCTTGCTTATAAGTAGATGAAGCTACATAAATTTGTCTATTAAATTTAGGGTATTGTCCAAACAACAGTTCATTAACGGACATTCCCGATACGATTAGAGACTTACCTTGTTTTCTAGCCATACTTATATAAGCTTTAGTAAACATTCTGTATTGACCTCTACGCCAGCCGTATAAGCTCCCAACAATGAATTTCTGAAACTCCATAAGAGGCATGGGCTGGTTTGTTTTAGGGTCTGGAAGCATTTCCACAAATTTAATTGCTTTGTTAGACAAATGATTATCCCAATGGCAACCATTCGGCGGGTTCTCCATAAAAGATAGGTGACGTTTACATACTTGAATATTCTTCAAACTTGCCAAAATTTCTCCTGAAACTACCTTTTTTGCGTATTTAGTAACATAATCAGTCATTACTAATCACTCACAAATTCCATATATGGATCATCATCTTCTTTTTCATCAGGAACCATAATACGCAATCGGCTATCAATAGTTAATCCTAAAGTATTAGCTGTTTGTTGCAATCGAATACCCGCTTTTTCCTTTATGTTGAACGCCGGATTAACCTTTTGATTTCCTTTGTCGTCTTCTAAAATCAAGTCTTCGCGCTCTAAAATCAAACTTGCTTTAACAAAGTCACTATAAAAACTACAATATTGTGCTAATTGTGCTTTATCTAAGTTGGAAATTGGCAATTCTTGCATGTGCGGTAATATTCTTAAGTATTCTTGTTTCGCTATTTCATCTAAAAAGTGAGGTGGTTCAGTATCGATTTTAGAAAATTTATTTAATTGAGCTTCTTGACGCTCTTTTTCAATAATTTCTTCTTTTGTATAATTCTTGTTCGAATTTGACAAAAGCTTCTTAGGTCTACCCGCCATAAATTAGCACCTCCTACTAAAAAACTTAAATAAAGGGAATTTTTTGAGAAGAAAACTCTGCTCCGTTCTCCAGAACCTTTCATTGACGCCCGTTTCATCTTTGGGGGACTTCCTATTTTTATCTTTTTTAATATTTCTTCAAATCTTCTTTTGTCTTTTGGTTATGGCAAGCATCACACAAAGGCTGTAAATTACTTTTGTCTAATCTTCTTGCCCAATCAATTTTTGTTGGTACAATATGGTCAACCATAGTCGCTTGATTGCCACAAGAAACACAAATAAAATCATGTTCTAACAATACAATTCGACGCATGTTTTGCCACGTTTTCGATTTATAAAATCTTAAATACTCTGGATCGTTTCGACGTCTCAAATCATTGTAATTTTCATTTGCATATTGCTTGTGTTTATCACAATAACTTTCATTATGATTAATCAATACATTACATGTTGGATGACCACATCGCTTCATAATAGACAATGCACATCACTCCTTGTCGACTTTCTTAACATCTTGCACAGTTACTTGTCTATCATCTTTATCATTGCTAATTAACAATAAGTTTCCTATCGATCCATCAACAAGATATTTACTACCTTGAAACAATACTTTGTCTCCTTGTTTTATACCATTGTCTAAATTGATAGTCTGATTAGGTTTATTCATCAAGATAGTGTTAACACTATGACCAGCTATCTCATCCAAGTTAATACCTAACACGTTAGTAAGATTAGCTATATTCCACAATGCTTCGCTAAGTTCATTTATCATAATTCCTTTATCTATCGGTACATTACAAAACATATGCTGTTTAATTAGATCTGTAACATTGCCTGTAGATTGAGTTAAACCTAAGCCGTAACAAGTAATAGATTCATTTAAATTCAATTCATCATTGTGTGTACGTGTAGCTATCTCTTGGTACTTTGATATCTCCATTCTCCACCTCTTGTTTATAAAAATAAAAACCCTCACTTAATGTGAGAGTTCAAAATAAATATAAATGTTTTGCTACATAGCAATTATAATAAAAAACAATATGTAGCATCAAAATTAGTCCGATGTGTACGATTTGTACGATTTGTACGATGTGTCCGAACTGTCCGATGTGTACGATGTGTCGGTTTTTTGTTGCAAGTTATAAAGTATATTTACTATATCTTTTACTCTAGAATAAAAATTGTCTCTGCCTATATCAAGAATACTCATAATCCTATTATGGCTTTCTCGTTGTTTTAACATTTGTAAAATATGATAATCTTTTTCATTCGTGATGTATTCTTCGTATTCATCAATGAACGCTATCTTATTAATCAAGTAATCGTACTTTCTAAGCGCTTTGTTTTTGTTTATAACTTTCACTAACACTTTATTGCTAGTCGTGCCTTTAGCTTTTGGCATCGCAGATTGATAACCGTATTGTGCAATTGATGTACTTTCGTTATCGTAGACTTTACTGTCTATTATATTTTTCATCCACTTGTAGTTATCTATCATTTCACGTATTTCTTTCCTGTTATACATGCAATACCTCCGATAATATAAATTACTTTTTAATATCGTTATTCATTCGCTTCAATTCAATCCTGTATTCTTCTAACCCGTTGTATCCTTTAGTTTTAACTACTTCATCAAGTAGATAATCATTCATATATCTGAGTGCTTGTATCTCTCTTGCACGATCACTATTAATACTGATACAAACTAATAGCAATATAGCAAATACAATAGTCATAGTAATCCACATCATTTAAATCTCCTCTTGTTTAAATTAATAATAATTCTTTCTTTTATCGAAGTTCTGTTTATTTTAAACTTTTGACTAAACTGTTCTTCAAATTTATCAAGATAAAGATTATAATCGTTTATTTTTCGTCGGTACTCTGAAGTGATAAAACTATC